GAAAAGGCCCATTGGAACCTATCGAAGGAATCAGAACTACGCTGCCTGCCGCAATGTCGCAAATGGAAAATCCTCAAGGCGTCATTGATCAGGCAAACCAAGAAACTTCAAACGTCACAGGGGTTCCTATGCAACATGCCGCAGGTGGCCGTATTGGCCGTAAATCAGGCGGTCGTGCAAATGGTGCAGCGAAGGCTAAGGCCATGCAACTGATTGCGATGGCAGACCGTATCAAGAAAGACGAGGGAAGAGGCACAGCGCCGCTCCTCAATGTGGATGATACTACCATAGCCAAGGCATTGGAAATCGCCAACAGAGGCATATAAAAAGAAGCCCGGATGAACCGGGCTTTTTTATCACGCAAACTTATCGTAGTTCAGTTCTCGGATCACATAGGATTCGAGTTTAGAAGAATACCTTGCCACGTCGAAGCCGTCGTGGTTATCGCATAGGTACATCACCATAATAGCGAAGATCATGCTATCTCCGTAATAGGCAATGATATCAGATGCCGGATCAAAATCTGCCATCCGTTCGGCCACCTTGTGTTCGAACTTGTGGATGTTTTCATCACCGATCAAGTTGTCGAACATTGGTAGGTCGCTGACATAAACGACCGATTCGGCAAGATTGGTCAATTCGGTAGGGTCAAACCGAAAGCTTGGGTTCGGAACGAACACCCTCTTGTATTTGTCCATCTACAAATTCCTGTTCTTCAATGAAGAAGTCCCAAAGGGGCATCTCCGATTTAAGCTCGATCATCATTCGATCTGCTTCCTCTTTTGTCATATCTTGATCAATAAGGATAGAGGGTTGCCTCATAAACTCGCGCCGTTCACCTCTAATTTGAAACCACGTCATGGCTGCTTCCTCATCAACACTGCATAGGCGTTGTTTCTTCCTATACCATCACCTGCATCGTCCAGATCTTCAATGGCCACAGACAGGGCTTCTTCCAATTCCTCATTTCTTTTTTTCATTGGCATGACCCATGACATAACACGCGCAAGATGATCTTCAAGCTCCGCAACCTTTCTGCGAAGCTCTATAACGTGGGCCAGCGTCACATCGTCCACGTGGCGGTCGGCTGGGGCATATGGCCCCAACCAACGGATCATCTTTTTGCTTTGATAGCCAGTCATCCCTGCATCGCCTTTGTTAAGTCTAAGGTAACAGTTGGTAGGTTTGTGGGGGAGTTCTGGCCGCCCAATTGAGCATACCCGATGATGTCATCCCAGTGGTCGCGGAAGTCCTTATCGCCGCTTAGAAGGCGAGCAAGCTTGCTGGAGATCATCTCAAGTGACTCTTTCTGCGTATCGGTCAAGCGATCCCAATTCTTGCCGCTCTTCAAAACGTCCTTGATAGCTTGGCTTAGGCTGGCAACGTCGCGGTAGTTGCCGTGGGTCTTCTCGCGTTCGTTCAACAAATTGTTCATTTCATCATTCCTTTGATTGTGATCCAAATATTCTTGATCTTCGTATAAGCGGTCCGTATCCACATGATCCGCCTTTCCGTCTTCGCCCGTGCCTCCGCCTGTTTCCTGCGGCGAATCTCCAATTCCATCTTCGCTTCGTGCCAGTCCAAACTGGCCTTGTGCTGATCGCGGTTCATAAACAGCTCGCACAAGATGTCGTAACGCTCTTCCCAATCGCGAATGACCCGACGAAGGCGTTTCTCCTCCGTAAATGTCCCCACTTCGGGCTGTTCCTCGATAACGTCCCAACGATTGTCCTCCTTTAAACGATTATTGTTTCCTTTCAATTTGGCATTCTCAACTTCCAGATCGGCTACGCGCCGCACGAGGCGTTCATAATCCAACATATTTGGCATTTAATTGTTCCATTTCTCAGGCGGTATAAGGCGAAACTCATTACCTGCGTTGCCGGTTTCGTAATGATTGCTGGTTTCTACCGCGCCAATTTCGCGAAGTTGTGCGATCTGAGCGCGGACAGTGTAACGATTGCTATGGACCTCATCTGCCATTTCCTCATAGGTTCCAGAAAATGGGGTGTATTTGTATCTATCGTAAAGCATGATCCATAGGAGCTTGGCAGATGATCCAAGACCTGAATTGTATATAACTGATAAGATCGTTTCTAACATTTCATGCTCTCTCAAACTTAGGCCGCAACCCCCTTAACCGCTTGATCGCGCTATCAGGGTGGGAACGACCAATATGCAAGATAGATTGAATTTGTTCAACTTTTTTGCGGCGGGCAACATATTCGCCAAGTTCACTGGTGGCTTCATATTCAATCCAGTTCATCACTTCAAGAACACAAAACAACGCCTTCTTTAGACCCTCTATATTATCATCGCGAAGGGTTGACCTCTCTATCAGCTTCTCGTTTTTCCGTTCATCCCTAAACTTGAAGTAGTTGATATATTCATCAACAATGTCGTTCAAAAGAACAGCCGCTTCAATGAAAATAACTTGCTGCTTATCCATTTTAATCTCCATTTAAAGGGTAGTAGGGGGCTTACGCCCCCGCCTTTGGTACAACCTTGAGAACTTCGAAGGGTTTGCCTTCTTTGGTGCAGGCCGAGAACAGCTTGAACTGCTCTTCGGTGACGCCGTAATTCTTGAACAGAAGATTGAAATCCATCGTGGAACGCTGTGAAAGCGACACTTTTACGTCTACTTCGTCACCGATAACCAGTTCGCTACCAAGCGCGATGATCTCAGCCTTGAGAGCCTTCTTGGTTTCTTCAGCGTTCTTGATGATAGTGTCTTGGTCGTTGTAACGGTCGGCGAGGGTGCGGTTTGACATTTGTAATCTCCATTTAAATTTGCGTCAGCTCGTTGCTGATGTCCCCTTTATACATCGTCTTTTTTAGGTGTCAAATACTTTTTTGCCCGACCCGCAGAAATATTATCCTGCATCCGCACATCACGGTTTGTCCAAGTCCAGCACTCGCCTGTTTCATCTTGGAAGCAAACCCACGAGAGGTGGTGTTCGAAACCGTAATCAATCAGAAAGTGCGCCATTGCCGGACCTTTTGGTGTGTCCAGCGGCAAAGGCGGGTCAATTCGTATCATTGTATTCCTCTATGATGGTTCTGATAATGTACCCCAGAAACCCAAGCATTGCGACAAACGCCATCCATTCTGCTATTTCATGCCTGCTCATTTCTCATTCTCCATACACGCATAACTTCTGCTTCAATATACGGACGAAGCTTTTCCGGCGTCCGATTGATCTCAGCCCTACGTTCCAGCTTCGTTTCAAGGTCGAGTATCCTACACGCCCTATTGTAAATCTCCAACTGGCAAGCGGATTGTATGGCCTGCGGTTGGTCTTGCAGGGCGGTTTTGCCGACCATCACGTCTTCAATTATCCTACTTGGGGGCATTCTGAAGTCCCAAATAGAACCGAAAAGCATCTTCTGCTGCGTCTGCGCCGAGCGCGATGCAGACGAATGACCCCGCTTCTTTGGCGGCATTTAAAAACTCCTGCTGTCCATCTTGCCATTTAGACTTGGTGTGGTCTTTTCGCTTAATCTCACAGACGAACGATGGGTTGCCGGGGATGATCACGTCAGACGCGCCTTTGACCATGCCCTCCGCCTTTTCAATCGCAGCCTTTACCCAAGACCGTTTGCCCTCGTTCCGTGGGTGAAACGCAATGATCCCCCATGAATTGGGGTACTTTTTACGCAAACGAGTAAAAAACGTCACCTGCTCCATTGATTCGGTCGGGCAATCGCCTCGATAGGCTTCATCACCAAATAGCTTAATGTTTGACGGGAACTTCATCTGCCTGCCTGTTGTAAGCGTACACTTTGTACCATTGACCATCTTTTTGGTAGGTAATCGTATCGGGTTGCTTACCACCAAGAGCGGTGAACATAGCACGATCTTTAAAGCCTTGCGACCAGTTTGGTGCCTTTGGAACCCAGAACGAGAACTTTCGGTACGGCGTCCGAACATCTATCCGCCACATCTCGCGCCCGGCCTTGCTTAAGGTATGGCTCACTTTCCAGTCTTCCACTGCATCCGTCTGCCGCCGCGTAGGGTCAGACTTCATGACGTGGAACTCGGCGATCAGCTTTTCGTTAGGGTCTACAATCTCACCTTTACATTCAGTGCAATACCTTGCTGCGATATCGTTGTCTGCCTCACAATGGGGGCAACTCTTCGTGGTCCACCGGTTCCCGCACTGGACGAGGGTTCCAGACACCAAAACGCGCCCAGCGCATCGTCGCCCGTAATGAGCCGGAATGTCTCCGTGTTCGGACGGAATCGGAACGCCATCAAGATCGCAGAAGTACCCAGAAGGGCTGATATTAAATCCCGATGGGTTCGGCCTTGCTTTAAATTCATTCTCTACCTCGCATAGCGGACAGCGAACCTTCAAAATGATGGGATTATCTTTCATCCTGACTGTTTTGATTGTGGGGTTGAATATGTCGCCATCCGGGCAATGCCGTTCAATGTTCTCGGCATAATCCAGCACAAGGCAATCTTCCTTCCCATCAACCAGCCGTAAGCCTCGGCCAATGATCTGCTGCATCAGGCCAACTGATTCGGTCGCCCTCAGCATGGCAACCAGATCAACGTGTGGCGCGTCAAAACCCGTTGTCAGTACCTGCACATTAACCAGATACTTGATCTCGCGGGCCTTGAACTGCTCAATAATCTCCTCGCGCTCATGTCTTGGAGTATCACCCGTCACAATGGCAGAGAGGCCGCTTGGTAGGCTTTCAAGGCATTCTTGGGCATGTTGCACCGTAGCGGCAAAAATCATCACTCCCTGACGATCTCTGGCTTGCGCTACCACATCCGCAATGATGGCCGAAGTCTTGCGGCCCTGCCCGACAAAGGCGCGATCAATATCCTCACTGTCGAACTGGTTTCGGCTGTTCAGCTCCATGTCGAGCGTATGGTAACTCTCGGCATGGATGCGCCCGATCACCGGCCTCGTCAAAAAGCCCTGTTCAATCAGTTCCTGCGCTGTGATGCGGTTGACGCAAGCGGAAAAGTACGGCTGAACCGTTTCGTGCTCCGGCACCGGCTTACCGTCCGGCCACTGGGCAAAGATATAGCCTGTACCCATCCGGTACGGCGTAGCGGTCATTCCTACAACACGAATGTTGTTATTTTGTTCCCTAATCGCCTCAATTATGTTTCGAATCGTAGGCGTGATCCCGTGCGCCTCGTCAATGATAATCATTGCGAAGTGATCGCCAAAACGCTTGATGCGATTGGCTACAGTCTTTGGCGTACCAAACACCACTGGATGCCGAAGGGATATCTTGCCAGCGCTTGCCGAGAAGATTGAACACGGATTGCCGGTAGCCTTGTATTTTTCGCTGTTCTGCACCACCAGCTCTGCGCTGGGCGCAAGGCAAAGGATGTGTTTGCCGTTTGATATGCGGTGAATGGTATCCGCAATCGCCGCAATGATATGTGACTTTCCCGCTCCCGTAGCCGCTTCTATGCAGCACGATGCAGTCGTTTTCTTAATCCATGAGATGATCGCATCATGGCTTGCTTGCTGGTATGGGCGGAGCATTTAAATCTATCCTTTTTCCAATCCATTTCATCACTGGTACGGCCATGCTATTGCCAAGGGCTTTGTATCGAGGGCCATCCGCCGCGTTAGGAATGGCGGTATAATCATCAGGAAAGCCTTGAAGCCTTTCACATTCGCGTGGCGTCAGTCGGCGGACGGCCATTGATTGCATGACAGTTGGACCACTAGCATTAACGCTACTACCACTTGTTCCCAAAGTAGCCGCAATATTTCCAGTTATAGACCCATTAAAACAATCTGTTCCAATAGACTGCATGACCGCTGGTAAAGGATGACCTCCTCCCGATGGCGACCCCTTTAACAATGGGCCAGTTGGATCATCCACACTATGCGCATTAAACTCATAATCAATGGCGATCACATTTTCCCCGCCATTGTTACGGCCTTGAGCAAACGCAATATCCGAAACGCACGGGTCTTGTGTACCGTGAACAACAATTGGTTGCGCTATATAGGTCGTGCTTTCGTGTTTATCGGCCTTTGATGCGCCAGAGCGTAGGCAATGACCAAGATCGGGGTTTTCACCAACGCCAAATGGAATCGGTTGTGCAACACAAAAATCTAACTCATTCGCATTGCCAGCCGGACGAGTTAAACCGCCCGTATTAGATGTTAATGTTCCAGACACATTTGAATTTGTAACTACGGGCAAGGTTTCTGTTTCTGGGTCGTAACGCTGACCAACGCCTGTCGTAAGGCACTTGGCAGTGTTTTGCCCCTTTTCTCTGCTCGGCGGAGTATCCCTTCGCAAGCCTTCGCGCTCAAAAAGAACTTCTGCGGGATCGAAGTCGTCTCTAGAACTTGCGACAACGAACACACGACGGCGTCGTTGGGCCACTCCAAAGTATTGAGCATCAAGAACTCGCCACGCCGCATGTCTTTTCGGTCCCACAACCATACCCGCGTTTGTCCATTTTCCCCCTGTCGGGACGAGGGGTTCATCATTTCCGACAATGGCACCGAGGAAGCATCCAAAGGCATTATCTTTGACTGAGAGGACGCCGGGGACATTTTCCCAGACGATGATGGTTCCAATATGTCGAAGATCGTCAATTGCATCTGCTAATCTCACAAATTCAAGGGTTAGATTGCCTCGGTCATCGCCCAAACTATTACGAAGTCCAGCAACGCTGAAAGCCTGACATGGCGTACCGCCGACAAGCACATCCGCGTCTTTAATCCAATCCTGTTCGCGCAATACGGTGAAGTCACCTTCTAAACGCACGTCAGGGTAATGGTGCTCTAATACTTTCCGTGGAAACTTCTCAATCTCGCTGAAAGCTAACGGTTTCCATCCCAAAGGATGCCAAGCAACTGTTGCCGCTTCGATTCCAGAGCATACTGATAAATATTTCATTTACTGCCCCACAAACACGGTTGGTTCTTGGCTTTCGAAATCGAACAAATACCAGCAGCAATTGTCTTTTCCCGCGCTCTTGCTATCGGCGATCCATTTCACGCGCCCCACGGATACGATCTTCTTGCAGTGCGGTAGGTATGGCGCTGCCTGTTTGGTATGCATCCAATCCGCATCAAACAGGAACCATGTCGGACCCCAGAAAAACGACTGCTCAATAATCCGGTGCATAACTTCGCGCCCCCATGGGGGATTTGTAATCACAAAGTCAGCACGCTTCATATCTTCACGTGTCAAAAATGACGCGTCTCCCTGCTGCACGATCCTATGCCGTGGCGCGACGTCATATGCCGCCACACACTTGTGGCCATGCTTTTGTAGGATGCGGATCAGCGCACCGTCACCAGCGCATGGTTCGGCGTAGTATGTTGCCTTGGGAAGGTGCTTAAGGAGAGGCAGGACCGCCTCTTCTGGTGTTGCGTATGCGTCAAGCTTGTGTGGCTTGTAATTGCTTCTCTTGCCCATCTAAATATTTCTCCGCGTGAGGAAACTCGCGCTGTTCCAGATAGTCTGTGAAAAATCTCTTTAACACCGGTAGCACGGTCGAAAGAAAAGCTGTGTCTAATTCAATTCGCTCAAGCGAATCGCCATTTGGTGTCCATTGATAGAAGTCACACCACTCGCGCCCCGATACGAACATCTGTACCTGCATTTGGGCATAATAGTGGAGCTGCTGCTTTGCCGTCTTAAACAGTGGGGGCTTATTGTTACGAATGCCGAACGGGCATTTGATTTCAACCAGCCCCTTATCTCCGACAAGGCCGTCTGGGCTTGCGCCAAGCCATTCCTCGTATTGGTAAAACGCGCAAGGGGTGACAGTGTTACCGCTTATCATCTCGTATTCGATAAGCGCCCCAGCCTCGTTGCGCGTTCCCCATTCGGTGGCAATGTTGCCAGTGAACTCGCTTGGCGCTCCATGCCAGTCGCGAACCATTCGGCGCATTACATCCCAAGACTTAACAAAAGGAGACACACCGAGGATGGCTCCCACTGATGAGCCAGTAACACGACCCTTTCGGATATTGAACCATTCCTCGCTGCGCTGTTCCATTATCTTTCATCCTTTAAGGGCCAACCCAATATCTTACAAAGATCATCGGATGGGTTTACTTCATCCATTATAATTTTGCGTTCCCGCTCTAAAAGACCAATGACATCGCCAATCAGATCAATTTGAGCGGTTGTGCTAAGTTCATCAAAATAAGATGAAAATGTCACATCGCCATCAATATAACTGTCGGTCCATAGCGTAGCAATTCGCTTGCCTTTATGACGATCTTTATCCCAACCACGCGAAAATCTATCAGTCATCAAACCACCTTGTACGCTACGATGGTGCCATTTCCGCATTCACGCCATAAAAAGTTACCAGCGGCATGTGGGCCGTTTGTTTGACCGTTTCGGAGAAGTACCTCTACAACGGTTTCTGAGAAAACCGGGCTTTCACCAGCAGTATGAGC